TCATCAAGTCTGCTGAGATGAAGCACTCTCCATACAAGACGAAAGACGGTAGAGATATGATTGCTGTGCCTATCAACCAAGAAAGTATGGATGAACTCTTTACTTTGAGTAAAGAACAGTGTATACTACTCCAGAGTTACTCAGTAAGCGGATGGAACTGATGGTAGACCTGTTCAAAGATATCATGCCATCGATTCTTCAGACAAAGAAGAATGTGATAGAAGACGAGAAAGATTATCCAGCATATATCGTCAACAAGGCGCTCTCCTTTCACAAGGATTGCGTCTTGTTTGCTAATGAGATGAACAAGGTGCCAAACATCGACGGTCTCCTTCAATACCACTATTATCTAAATACCATACGGGCCTATAGAAGGCCATTCCAGAAGTGGCAGAAGCGAGAGACAATCGAGAACCTTGAAGCTATCAAAGAGTATTTCAACTACTCCAATGAGAAGGCCAAAGATGTTCTGATGGTTCTGTCCGATGGTCAAATCGATGATATAAAAAGAAAATTGAACAAAGGTGGTTTGAATGTTAAATCTAAGCGAACTGATAGAGGTGACGCTACCAGAACCAGATGACTTTCTAAAGATCAGAGAAACACTCTCGCGCATTGGTGTCGCATCAAAAAAAGACAGGACTCTCTATCAGTCCTGCCATATTCTGCACAAGCAGGGAAAATATTATATCCTGCACTTTAAGCAATTATTCCTACTCGATGGTAAGAAGTCAGACTTCTCAGACGATGATAAGGGTCGACTAAATACGATTGCTAACCTATTGGCTGAATGGAATCTTCTAGCACTGGTCGATCCAGCAAAGAGCGAAGACCCCGTTTCACCACTTAGCCAGATCAAGATACTGTCACACAAAGAGAAGAATGACTGGATTCTGGTGACGAAATATAACATTGGCAAGAAACGCCGAGAAGACTAACCTGAACTTTGGAGCTATATTATGACACAGTTGAAAATCTTCAAGACTAATCCAGAAGTGGTTCTACCTACCTTTGGCACACAACAGGCCGCATGTTTCGACATTGCTTTCCAAGCATATGGTAAGTATGAGTATGCTGGCTACAGTGGTTTCAATTCACCTTTCACCAGAACACTTAAAGACGGTAGAGCGGTGATAATGCCTGGTGACCGTATCATGGTACCGACCGGTCTTATCTTTGATATCCCCGAAGGCTATTCACTTCGCATTCATCCTCGCTCTGGGCTTTCGTACAAGCAAGGATTGGTGCTGGCCAATCTTGAGGCGGTAATCGATTCAGATTACTTTCAAGAGACCTTCGTATTGCTCACCAATCACTCGGAGAATCCTATCTCTATCAGCAATGGTGACCGTATCGCACAAGCTGAATTGGTACAGAGTTTGAAGTATGCCCTTGTTGAGACGACCGAAACGCCTACACAAAAGACTGACCGTGTTGGTGGGCTTGGTTCCACTGGTGTTGAAACACCAGCTGTTGAAAAGCGCGGGCGTGGCAGACCAAAGAAGGTTGCTTAATGTCTGACACCAACTATCACTATCATAAGGTTGAGTCAAGGCCTGCACTCATTGAAGTTGAAGGTGGTATCACCATTCGTATAGATGAAAACAACAACATCAATATCGATGGGCATAATGATATGAACTTCAACTGTAATGGTGACTTGAACATCAATGCCAAGAAGATAAATATGGTTGGTGATGATACGGTTCTTGTGGAGTCGAAAGCGCATCTAGTGCATTTGGCTCCACGCATCGACCTGAATCCAGATGAAGATGATGACAGGTATAAGGAACATAAGCAGTTGGTAGAGAAGTTTCAAAAAGAAAAGAAGATACCAAACTCTCCTCGTTTCTGTCACGGGAGCTAACAATTGGCTGTCGAACTTTATCCAAATACACTATCTAGTCAAGTATTCAGAACTTACTTCTCCGATGAAGTATGGGTGCAGGCTAATAGTGGTAGCTCTAGTGCGAATGCCAATGTGAGAAATGTTACCGTCACATCTAACGTGGCTTTTGGTAACGTAACGATAAATGTATCCAATCATGTTATTCGTTTTTCAGGTTCTTATACAACCGGTTATTCAGATAATGTGAAATATACTTCGTTACAATCGAACACTCAAAACTCGTACTATTGGCTGACGCCTTCAGTTACGGCTGACATGTATACGACACCGGCCAATGTGATTGTTTATGAAGTCAATTCTGATCCATCAACAACGATGACATTTACATATAATTTGAACATACAATATACGGGTGGAGGATCAAACGATAATGTTTCAATCACCAGAACTGTGACCCGAGACTACACAGCACCCTACTATTATATAAAGAGTTTGTATCCATGAGTCAACCAGTAACATTTATGGGAGCAGCAGATTTTCCACATTGTAGCCCAATGGTTCGAGCTGTTGGTTCTATGGATGTTTTTGTTAACAGTAAACCTCTCAGTCGGCAATATGATGTGAATACACCACATCGTGCAAATATTGGTACTGCATGTTTTGGAGCTGCATCTCCTATCCATGTTAGTCATATTGCAATTGGTAGTCTTACGGTTTTTACAAATGCCAGAGGATCTGGTCGTATGTTAGATGCTTTGATATCAATCGGTATTCCTACAACTTGTACATGGGTGGCCGTAGGATCACCAACAGTTTTTGCCGGTGGTTGACATTTCAAACCCGGTGTGATATAAATAGTCTGTCAGATTGAGTAATGCGTTCTGACACTATAGCGGAGTGGAGAAGTAGGATCTCGTTTGGCTCATACCCAAAAGATCGTCTGTGCAATTCAGACCTCCGCAACCAACTCTTTGCCTTATGGGAAGAGTTCTAACCCTAACTTGCTTAAAAGGAGTTAACTACACATGTCTATCAACAAAATCCCACACTTCGATCCTTTCACCTTCAATATCGCCGATATGACAAAGACTGCTATTGGATTTGATGACATCTTCAAAAAGATGAATCAAATTACCGAGAGTCTTCCTAAGATTCCTACCTATCCGCCTTACAACATCCGCAAGATTGACGATACCAAGTATGTCATCGAGGTTGCTGTGGCCGGTTTCGGTAGCCAAGATATTGAGGTCGAGATTGACGAAGGCACCCTTACCATTAAGGGTAGCACAAATGCTTCCACATTCCCTGCTTCTGAATACCTGTTCAAGGGTATTGCTGATCGTGCATTCGCGCGTAAGTTCTCTCTTGCTGATACCATTATCGTCAAGGATGCGTACCTTATGAATGATATGCTAAAGGTCATGCTAGAGCGTCTGATCCCTGAGGATAAGAAGCCTAAGAAGGTCAAGATTAATGATGGTAGCGTTTCAGAAAAACAATTTTTGAAGGACTAACATGATCTTTCTTACAGAAGAACTCACAGAGGCCTTTCAAGGTTTCTTTGATACGTTTCGTTTGCAGCGCAAGGCTGAATATGAACTGATGAAGCTTTCGAAAGAAGAACTGGAAGACCTAGACCTACAAAGACACGAAATCTATGGTGTCGTCTACGAGGCCACCGAGAATTATAAGTAAGAATGAGAGGGGGAGAAATCTCCCTCTTGCCTTTATGTGGAGAATACTATACTATGTGGAGACTGTGGGCTAAGGCTCTAGGTGAAAAGAACGGTAAGAACAACATTGAGGCTGATAGAGTCGCTATCATCCGAACGGTCATAATTCTCAGCTATATACTAACGAACATGTTTATTATAGCTGGCGTGATAAGGCATTGGTGATGAAATACAACATAGTAACAGAACCCAAGACCGTAACGGTCATTACCCCCACAATCGGATCACCTAAGGTTCTTGATGCCATTTTGAGCATCAAGAATCAAACGTATGGTCATATCGACCATCTAATTGTCGTTGATGGTCCAGAACATCAAAAAAAATTCTTGCATAACTTCGCATACGATGATGATTTGCTAAATCATGTAACTCTGACAACATCACCATACAATACAGGTAAAGTTGGTGATGGTTTCTATGGTCACCGCATCTATGCAGCCTATCCACATCTAATCAACTCTGACTATATCTTCTTCCTCGATGAAGACAACTGGTATGCACCAGATCATGTCGAAAGCCTCGTCAAGGTATTAGAGACAAACAAGTTTGCATACTCACTCCGTCAAATCTATGATGAGAATAAGAACTATCTCTGTGATGACAACTGTGAGAGCCTTGGTAAGTGGCCTATCTACTTCACACATGGTAATGAAGAAAGCTTTCTCATCGACACATCCTCATTTGCATTTCGCCGTGAGTTTCTAATCAAGGTGTCGCAGTTCTGGCATCATGGTTGGGGCGGTGATCGCAACTTCTTCTATAACGTCAAAGACCACTGCAAGTGGGATACAAGTGGTAAGCAT